ATTGCCAGTATTATCATTTACACGGAACAATGATCCATCACTTAAGTTATCATTAACAAGTAATAATGAGTTTCCTGTGGAAGTGTTAGCAATTGATAATCTACCTGATGGTGCAGATGTACCGATACCAACCGAAACTAAGGAATCATTGTAGTGAAAATATTGCGCACCAGAAGTAAGTCCAGATTTATTAAATTGAACTTGACCTGGAGAACCTCCTGCTCCACCAGTATTAATACCAGTTATCTTACTTCCATCACCACTAAATTGATTTGCAGTAATAACACCACTAACATTAACATTACCTTGAACGATTAATTTTTGTGTAATATTTGTAGAAGTTCCAATACCAACGTTAAATGTCAGTTTATCAAAATTAAAGAATGATGCTCCAGCAAATGCCCCATTATCATTAAATTGAACTGTTCCAGTTGGTCCCGTCGCTGCCAAACCAGCAGCAGAACCTACAACAGGACCCCAAACAACCTTTGTACCATCTCCACTTATTTTTAATGCCTGATTTGCGCTTCCGGCAAAACCATCATTATCAAGAAATAAACCACCAAGAGATATTGAAGTAACGCCCAATCTTTTTGTAGAAGGTTGAAAACTCAATGATCCCGCAGTACCAATTCCAAGTACAGAAGTATTTCCCGTTCCTAATACAAAGGTAAGGAATTGTGTTGCTGTTGAACTGGTTGTAGCAACACCAACAGACGCACTAGAATCGGACCATTCAATACCAGTTCCTGTCGATTTAAGAAATTTATTGTTTCCTGTAGAGTTTAATCTATCAATAAGAGCGCCAGTAATTCTAACATCACCCTGAACATGTAGAGTATTTGTTGGTACTGTGGTTCCAATACCCAATGAACCAACTCCAGAATTTCCAGGAGTAAAAACTAATGTAGGACTTGCAAAAAATGAAGTATTAACACCAGAAGAAGTTGTTGAGAATCCAATGAATTGTGGTGTTGTTGCAGAAGATATTGCTAGACTATTTGGAACCAATCCACTTAGATTACTACCATCACCAAAATATTTCAATGCTTTTACAGTACCATCATCAGATACGGTAAATCCAGTACCAACTTGAAAACTATCTGCCGGCGTATTTGTTCCGATGCCAACTCTACCCTGAAGTGGATTAAAAACAAATCTTTTACTTGAAACTCTTACATTAGTTTGTACTCCTGACGAAACAGTTACAAATGTAGGAAATACATTTGTGGCAGTTAAATTATCATCATCAATAGTTATGGAATTAGCAGTACTCCAAGTAACACCAGATCCTGTAGATACTAATATTTCCCCACTATTTCCAGTTCTATTAGTTCTATCATAAACTGCTCCACTAATATTCAAATTACCATTGGCATTTATAGTATTAGCATTCAAAACCCCGAAATTACCAGTACTATAGGTTACGTCAGTTCCACTCAATGAAGAAATAGATGCTACACCTATTCTTATACTTTGAATGGTTTCAGTACCACTTACATTTAAATCCTTAACCTCTAAGGGTTCGTTTGAATTGTGACTAAACTGATTGATTGCCATAGTTTTTGAAGATTATACAGAAATTATGCTTGTGCTTCGGTCCAAGAAAGGCGAGTTAATAGATTTACTCCTGTACCTGGAGTCAAGTTTGTTGCAGTAATTGTAAGAACATCAGGCCCATCTGGATAGATTTGAGTATTGGAATTTACTCCTCCACCACCAAGAATAGAATTTCCCAAATCTCTAACGGTAGAAAGGTCTAATGTACTTGTACTATTAACAAAGAATCCTGCAATAACTTCACCACCATTTACAGAAGTATTTCCACCAGCATAATCTGCAATTTGTGCCAAACTAGAGTTTTGAACTCCAGATACATTACCAACAGCATTCGTCCAAGTTGTTGTACTAGACGGAATTCCATTCAAAAATGCCCTAACCAGAACGTTTGCAGTTGAAATACCTGCAATCGAAACACCCAAAGTACGGAGAACCAACTGCATTCTATTCGTCAATTCTCTTTGTCCAAATGCCGCCGCAACACCACTATCAGCCGATGGTGCCACACGAATTGATAGTAGTGCTTTAGTTTGACCAGGAGTAAGATTAGTTGTAGTCTGCTGCCCAAAAGTAAAGATCAATGATTTATCATCATCAAATCTTCCATCCATAATCACACTTGTACCCCAGTGAGAAATTGAAGGTGCATATGATGGGAATGCAAATTCAACTGGAATTGGTGAAACTGTAGAAGTCGTAAATGATTGTCCAGATGTTGCACCCATCGGAGCAAATGTTACTGCAATACCAGAAAGTGTTGCAGTTGCCGACTGACTGAATGTAAGTGTACCAGAACCAATTGAACTTACAAAAGTTCCTTCAGGAATTGAACTACCAATTATTTTTTGACCAATTTGAATATTTGTTGTAGTTGCAGTTGCCACATTAGAGTTCTGTGTCACCGAAATAGGAGTAACTGCTCCAGGACGTGCCCTGGTTAACCCAGTAAACGATGAACCAGAAATACCAGTATAATTTACATATTCATAATTTCCAGAACCAAAAGCATTATCACGAATAAGCAATGTCCCCCTTGTTGGGAATCCAGATGTACTTCCAACATTGATTGTAGTATCACTTGGTCCAATTGAGGAAGTCAAATAAGTTGCAGGAGGAATAGTTGATGTTTCATAACGTGCTGGAAGATTACCAGAACGCATATATGCTTCGGTATTGACATTATTATTGATTAGTTTATGCACATAAATCACATTACCATCTGGACCTCTAAATCCCCAACGAACAAAACCTGCACCATACCAAGAATAATCAATATAGAACATTTGCATCTTGCTAAGATCAATATTGAATCCAGAAGGTCCAGTACCATCACACTTATCAATATTCCAAGATGATTGTGGAATTCTCGTATCCACAGTTTTTGATGGAATTACAAACGTCGAACTTGCGCCCCTGTATCCAGGACTGATTCTTAATTGAGTATCGTTCTCAATATCAATTACACGATATGATTGTCCACGAAGAACAATATAATCACCAACATTAATTTGCTTAGAAAACGCAGTTGGGAATGCTGCATCAGTTTGGAATACAGTATTTGAATTTTGGGATACAGTAACTTTACCAGAAAGTTGATATGTAGAATTTCTGCGAACTGCATAAAGAGTTTGCCCATCATATTCAAAAAATAATCCATTTTGTTGATCAAAAACACCCAATCTAGTCGCAGAACCATACCAATTATTAACTGTCATGATATAATTTCCACTTGCTTTAGTTGTACTCAATCCAACTGTAGAAGCAAATGAAACTCTATTATATCCAGTCACTCCAGATACCATAAATGCACCATTATAACCAGTTTCATTTGCTCCACTAATAACTAATTCTGTTCCTGGTGTTACAAATTGAATATTATGAATATCTTTTGTTTGAACTGTAATTGTACTTCCTATACTTAACCCAGAAGAAGTGATAGAATCAATTTGGATATTTGGTTTTAAAATAGTACCAGAACTTACCTGAATACCTTTTCCAGATTGATAACGGAAATATCTTCTGGTTTGGCGAATTGCCTGTTCAAAATTAGAAGCTCCATTACTACTGAATAATATACCACCATCAAATGGGCGATGTAGGAATTGTGCTCCTGGAAGTACAAAAAGTGACCCCCCTGTTGGAGTTCCGCCAGGAGGAGTGAGAGTATAAATTGTAAATACTGTTGGACTATTAATGCTAGATACAATAAATGTACCATTTACTGCCGTTTGTGTTGTTCCTGTAATTGCAATTTCATTACCTAATGAAAGTCCATGCCTATCTGTTGTGGTTACAGTAACTGCAATTCCTGCACCAACAGTAAATCCAGTGATAGGAATCTGAGAACTTACATAAGTTGATCCACTATAAATTCCTGTTTTATTTGAATCAAAAATATTTGTAATACCCGTACTATTTTGTGCCTTTGCAGTATATGTAAATTGGGTTGCGGATGGTGTAGTTTCTACCAAATAATTTCCATTTGCGATGCTAAGAATAGAATCTTGAACATAGATAGCAGTTCCAACTCCAGGACGAGAACTACCAGAAACGAGGTCAACAACGACTCCCTTTTGATTGGCGGCCATTGTAATAGAATTGATTGTTGCAATACCCACAGAAGATGGGAATGCAAATGGACGATTATTAACCATTCCAAGATTTTCCCACTTGGTGATTTGAGTACCATACTCAAAGTCAGTATCAATCAGTGCTTGTGCTGTTGATGTACGAAATTTATTTACCGGATCAATATAAGTTTCAGAAGGAGTAAATTTCTCATCATACTCATCAATGGTAATTTGCAACTTATCAGTTGCACTCATTGAAATTGTATTATAATTCAATAATATAGTAGTTATATTTGTTCCTGCCGTTGATGATGTACTATAAGAAGTTGCTCTCAAATTTGGATCACTAAAATTATAGATTACCTGATTATTTGTTACGTTTGTAATTAATACTATTCTTTCTCTCGGAATAATACGAGGAATTATGATTGAACCACTACCACTACCACCAGGAGTAAATATATAACCAGTTTCAAGTAATACTTTTCTCGCCATTTAAAAAAATCCCCTATCTTATGTGTTTTACTTGTGTTACTTTATTTATAACTAGAACATTATGTCCAATGCTTTGAATGGATATTTTCTTGGAAGTATTGAATTAGATCCTACAGTGGTTTTAATCACAACTTGTGTCCCTACGGGAAGTGATTCTGTAAATTTAATATACCCATCATAATCAATTGTATATCCATCATTCGTACACAATAAACTAGTATTCCAAACATATTCACTATTATGAATATACGCAGATTGAAGAACACCATTTATAGTAATCAATAATCTAAATGGATTTTCAATCAGAACAGTATTATAATTATATTTTGGGACAAAAGTATTACTATAACCATTAGTTGCAGAAGTAATGTCATCCAATTCATATAAATCACCAATACTGGCAGTAAGATTAGTGAGTTGAGATCCATCGCCATAATAAGTAATGATACCAGTAGTTGCTTTTATAGTACCGGAAGAAATCTTAACTGTACCTAATGTAGCAATACCAGAAATATTTAAAGAAGTTCCTGCAATATCCGAACCACTTATAGTCCCACTACCAATTAATGCTCCATTAACATAAAATCCATTAGCAGAAGTAACACTACCGATAAAATAACCACTACCACCAACCCAGAGTTTAGATGTTGGATTTGTGGTCCCAATTCCCAAACTTGAAGTAGAAGCATTGAAGATTAGATTTGGATTTGAATTTAATGATGCAGTGGGATTTGCATCTGGTGTTTGGGAAAATACAATACTTGTTGATGTATTTGTTGTATTTGTTGAAAGAGCCACACTCTGAGCAGATGCCGCAGACCCAATTCCAGTTAGTTTTGAACCATCACCATAATAAACAACAGTAGTAATTCCAGGATTTGATGATGTTATAATACCTAAAATACCATCAATTAATATACCAGTAGATCCAACACCAACCGTAGCAATACCAGAAACACTGAGGTTATTGGATGCTTTAATACTACCAAATACATCTAAATTTGTAGTTGGATTTGTAGTTCCAATGCCAAGATAACTCAGAGCAGGATTGAATACGATAGAATTAGATGATACCGAAATGCTAGAAATCGTTCCACTATTATTTTGAGATAGTAAAGGATAATAAGTTTGATTAGTATCAATATTTGAAATTATACTTGGAATATTACCCGTCAGATTAGATCCATCACCATAATAAACAACAGTAGTAATTCCAGGATTTGATGATGATATAATACCAGTAATACCATTAATTAATATACCAGTAGATCCAACACCAACCGTAGCAATACCAGTAACATTAAGTTTCTGCGATGTTAAATCAGTGGTACTAGTGACTCCTAAGGTAGTGATGCCAGAAACATTTAACTGTTTTGAAGTTAAACTGGTAGTACTAGTGATTCCAAGAGTAGAAATTCCAGAAACATGAAGTTGAGTAACTGATGCAATGCCACCAATAACATTTTCAGCAGTAAGAGCAACACCAACAGAATTACCTTGAGCTACTGGAGAACCATTGATATCACCATAAAATGTAATAATACCAGAATTATTTGCTCTTATAGTACTAGAAGAAATATTAAATGCACCTATTGTACCAATTCCAGAAATACTTAATCCAGTACCTACAATATCTGCACCGGTTATAGATCCACCACCAATTAATGCCCCATTAACATAAAAACCAGAAGAAGTAACAATTCCAGTAAAGTAACCATCACCTTCAACAAAAAGTTTAGATGATGGATTAGTTGAACCAATTCCAACATTAAATAAACTATTACCAATAATCCAAGAATTAGTTCCAGAACCAATTTTTAATTGATCAGAACCAGTTGTGTCTGGTAATTGAACCTCAAATCCAATTGCAATGTTTCTATCACCAGCAGTTTGAGTGCATCCCGAACGAGTACCAAAGAAAGTATTATGCCATCCGTTCGAATTGGATCCCGAATGTTTACCAAAAAAGTTATTATATCTTCCAGTAACAACATTAATACCCGCCCACATTCCAAAGAAATTATTATATTTACCGGTAGTGGCATTTTCTCCCGCACCAAATCCAAAAAAGTTATTATAAGATCCAGAGGTTATAGTTTTTCCAGCACCAGCACCAAATATATTATTATGTTTACCACTAGATTGTCCAGATTGCCCTTTACCTGCTTCTTTACCAAAGAAATTATTGTAACATCCAGTAGTATTATAATATCCCGCAGATTCACCAAAGAAATTATTCCATTTTCCAGTAGTATTATATCTTCCTGCTCCAGAACCGGCAAAAAAGTTATGAACCCCAGAAGTAATAGAACATCCAGTGGTATTATCACCAATTCTTATGTTATTATTTGTAAAACTTAAAGTTCCACCAATAGAAACAGTTGTTATTGGATTTGTGGTTCCAATACCCAATCTAGATCCAGAAGCATTAAATACTAAATTTGGATTAGTTTTTAATGTTGCTGCAATACTAACAGTAGGATCTGTTGCAAAAATTATGCTTGTAGTTTGATCACTTAGATCAACTTCAATACTAACAGTCTGCGCCTGGGCAGCAGTACCAATACCAGTAAGTTGGGATCCATCACCATAATAGAAAACAGTACCAACACCCATATTTGCAGATGTTACAATACCCAATCCATTCTCAGATTTAATTAATACTCCATCAAATCCACCAAAGGTAGAAATACCAGAAACATTAAGTTTTTGTACTGTTAAATCAGTGGTACTGGTAACTCCTAATGTAGAAATACCGGAAACAGTAATATTAGTTACAATACCCGATGTAACATTAAGATTCGTAATAGTACCAGCAATACCAGTCAGGTTGGTTACAATGCCCGATGTAACATTAAGGTTAGTGATAGTACCCGCTACACCAGTTAGGTTAGTTACAATACCAGATGTTACTGTAAGGTTAGTGATAGTACCCGCTACACCGGTAATATTGGTAATAATACCCGATGTAACGGTAAGGTTAGTAATCGTACCGGCAATACCAGTCAGGTTAGTTACAATACCTGATGTTACTTTAAGATTGGTGATTGTTGCTGCTATACCAGTCAGGTTGGTTACAATACCTGATGTAACGGTAAGGTTGGTGATTGTTGCTGCTATGCCAGTCAGGTTAGTTACAATACCTGATGTTACTTTAAGATTGGTGATTGTGCCCGCTACACCAGTAAAGTTGGTAATGATACCAGATGTTACTGTGAGGTTGGTTATAGTACCCGCTACACCGGTAATATTAGTAACTATTCCAGAAGTTGCACTGAAGTTGATAATTGTACCAAGGCCAGAAATATTTAATCCAGTTCCTAAGATAGAACTAGCATTTATATTTCCAGTAAACTTACCATCTCCAATTACATCAAGTTTTACTGTTGGTACAGTAGATCCAATACCAACAAAAAATGAACTTCCAATTTTTAAATCAGAATTTACCTGTCCACCAATACTAATATTGGTGCTAATTGCAACAGTATTTGCATTAATATTTAAGTTATTAGGGCTAGTAATTGTTGGCGTACCAGATGCCCCGATTAAGCTAATCCTTTTTACGCCAAAATCCTTATCTGCCATTATACTTTTTTAGTTATTTATTTGATTACTCATTCCAATTCCAATGATATATTCACACCTTCAAAGGAAAGGTTAGAACCAGATGCAAATTGTGCTGTTGAATTGGATATGGATATTTGTACAACTTGTCTAAATGGGTTTGAAAGTACTCTATTTGTAGCGCCTCTCAAATTACTATTTCCTCTAAGATTATAAGAATCTCCAGGTAAATCTGGATTATCAGTAGAAAAGTTATAAGATCTTGACCAATAATTTGCATCATTCACATTTGAAAATGGATCAGATAAATTAATTGCCACACTTCCATCAGTTTTCAACCAGGTACGAGTAGCACTTTGATCTGATGATCTATTATTCTGCAAGTACAATGCAATAACCGAACAAGCATTTGGTCCAGCAGCACTAGTTCCATTAAACCAAGTATCATGAAAAAACGAATTATCGGACCTAAAATAATCTTCATAATTTGTAGTGTATCCAGCAGCCATGGTCATTTCAGCAGGAGCCCAGACATCAATCATTGGACCATTATTGGAATAACAAACTCTACGAACAGAAAAGGCAGTAGATCCTTGTCTAGATCCAGAAGGTTCAACTGCACAATCTAATGCACCAACACGTATTGATCCCTGATTATTGGTAATATCACCAGAACCTCCTTTCTGAACTCCACCAACTCTATTAATAAATTGTGTATTAAAATCATACCAATTACCATAATCAACATCAGTTGGATCAGAAAGTTTTTGATTATCATTACCAGCAGATGCTACAACAATACATCCCGCAGCAATTGCATTCTCCGCACCAGAATTGGAAGCATTTGAAACAAGAGTATCCAAAAATTTTCCAGAACCAGAATATCCAGTCGTTCCTACAAAAGAACCGTTATTATATGTAAAGTACATATGATTTCTTGCACTACCACAATTACTTGGTGGAGTATCATCAAATCCAGTTCCAACATAAGTTTGAGTGTTTCCTCGATATCCTATTGTATAGGTAGTTCCAAAAGTATTTCCAGTAGAAAAGGATAAACCATAACTATTATTAATTAAGGTTGGATCAGGATCTCCACCTTGGGAAATTTTCTTTGCATTATGAAAAATAGTACAGACATTAAGTGCGGTAAATGGATCTAGATATCCACCTGCACCACTTAAAGCAATTCTTATATTCCATATATTACAATTAAAAGCAAGACCAAATGTTTTTCCACCTATTTGAGATGCACATGCTGTTCCATGCCCACCGGCTATTTGATTTCCATTAGAATTTGGCGTTTTAGTAGACACATGTTCAAGTGTGTATAATGAAGTTAAACTAGATAACGTTCCTAAAGATAAGAATTGGGAAGATCTTTTCGAAGTATTTGTCCACCATTCATTTGCTGCTGTTGTAGCAATCCCAACTCCAACATTTACACCATCTACTGTTTTTGTATACGTTAGCCCTCTAGTATCAAAGTATGTTGGATCTACTTTATATGGTCCATCAAGTATAACATCTTTAACTCTTGTTGTTCCATCATCTTTCAAAAATTCGGGATGCAAATAAGCAACACCCTCATCAATGATTACGGCATCGACATTTGTTCCATCACGATTATAAGATAATTTAGAATCAACTTTTGAAGTTGTGACAATTCCAACTCCACGAAATGGTAAACTACTTGGAGTATTCACAAATAAATGTGACCAATTGCCTCTCACACCATTTTTATAAGTAATAGACGTAAAATCATTTCCAATAGATGCAGTTATTACTGGTTTATTAAATGCGACCTTATTGTTATAAAATCGCAATAACATCGTTGATTGTGGTTGTGGATACTTATCAGGATTTAATTGAACACTTTCAATCTTTTCATGAGTTCTTAAAATATATGCTTCTTCTTGTGAAATTAAATATATCGCAGTTCTTAATGAAAATTCCTGCAAATTTGCACATTCTATTTTTCTATTTGGAATTCCATCAATTTCATTTTCATTAATAATATAATTATGAATTTCTTCCCAATCATTTTCATCGTTAACTATGACAATATATTCATCAATTGGATCTGGAATATATTCAATTATTTCTACAGGAAAAGATGATCTAAAACTAGGATTAATTATTTCCATATCAAATCATTGTCTCCCTACTAAATCTATAAGTTACTAGTCCACTTACACCACTTTCTGGAGTAAACAATAATTTACACATACCAGAAGAAACTGTTGCTCCGACTGAAACTATCAAACTTGGTTCAAACATAATTCCATATTCTTGAGAATATGCAGTTGTACCATTTTGCATCAAAAGAACCTTCTGTGCCTGCATGGAACTTGCAGATTGAACATAAATGGTATATTCTGCAGTTCTAAAATTGATAGAGGAAATTGAAAAACTGTCAATATCAGTACTTACACCAACAGAAGCTGAAAATGTTCCAACTCCTGTTTTTACACCATATATCTCAACTTGAATTGGTGTTGTTGGATTTGTGGACCCTATTCCCAAATTACCACTTACAAAAGCGCCACCAGTGACTTGGAGTGGTTGTGATAGTGTTCCTGTTGAGGATCCAGTACTAATTAATACTGGACCGTTAGTAAATGTGGAAAGTCCAGTAACTTGGAGATCGGTAAATGTATTAGGTGCATTAGCGATTGCCGTTTCAATTGTTTCCGTGGTTATAGCATCAAGAGAAGCAATGTTTTGCAGTTGTCTTGAAGAACTAATAACTTGACTTGTACCAATATAATATGCGTTAGAAGTTGTAATTCCAGAAACATAAAGATTAGTTGCTGTTGCAATTCCTAAAGTAGCAATTCCAGTAATATTTAAATTTGTAAATGTTGCTGCTATACCAGTAATATTGGTAATGATACCTGATATTACATTAAGATTGGTTATAGTCGCTGCAACACCAGTAATATTGGTTACAATACCAGATGTTACTGTAAGGTTGGTAATCGTACCGGCAATACCAGTAAAGTTGGTAATGATACCTGAAGTAACATTAAGGTTAGTAATAGTAGCAGCAATACCAGTAAGGTTGGTTACAATCCCAGATGTTACTGTAAGGTTGGTAATCGTACCAGCAATACCAGTTAAGTTGGTTACGATACCTGAGGTTACTGTAAGGTTGGTAATCGTACCCGCTACACCAGTCAGGTTGGTTACGATACCTGATGTTACATTGAGATTCGTAATAGTACCAGCGATACCAGTAATATTGGTAATGATACCAGATGTTACTGTAAGATTAGTAATAGTACCAGCGATACCAGTTAAGTTAGTTACAATACCCGATGTAACGGTAAGGTTCGTAATCGTACCAGCGATACCAGTCAGGTTGGTTACGATACCTGATGTAACATTAAGATTCGTAATAGTACCAGCAATACCAGTCAGGTTGGTTACGATACCTGATGTAACATTAAGGTTGGTAATAGTACCAGCAATACCAGTAAAGTTGGTAATGATACCTGATGTAACATTAAGGTTGGTAATCGTACCAGCAATACCAGTAAAGTTGGTTATAATACCAGATGTTACTGTGAGGTTGGTGATAGTACCAGCAATACCAGTAAAGTTGGTTACGATGCCTGAGGTTACTGTGAGGTTGGTTATAGTACCCGCCACACCGGTAATATTGGTAATAATACCCGATGTAACGGTAAGGTTAGTAATCGTACCGGCAATACCAGTCAGGTTGGTTACAATACCCGATGTAACATTAAGACTGGTTATAGTGGCAGCAATACCAGTTAGGTTGGTTACAATACCCGATGTAACATTAAGACTGGTTATAGTGGCAGCAATACCAGTAAGGTTAGTTACAATACCTGATGTTACTTTAAGATTGGTGATTGTGGCAGCTACACCAGTAATATTAGTAATGATACCTACTGTTGCATTAAAATCAGTAATAGTACCAGCAACACCGGTAATGTAAGTGATAATTCCTACAGTACTGCTGATATCAGTAAAACTACCAGTTATAGCAGTAATTTGAGTATCAGTAACCTGAACCCCACCAACTGCTAAACGAACACCATTTGGTACAAGTGTAGATCCAATTCCAATTGCCTGATTAGATAACCAAGAATCGGTTGTACCAACACCATAAGTTCCCCCCTTAACCCACATAAATTGCTTATATGTATTTGGAAGACTACTAAGTCCAGTTCTTCCTAATGGAACTAACCAAGAACCTTCAGTACTTGCAATTGCAATGCCACCATGATTTGCAGTATTATCCGTAGAAATATCATTTCCAAATGCATCAGTAGTAATACCAATTATAATATCCTTATCTTTAACTTGTAATGAAGCAACAGCAAAAATTGCATTAGTACCACCAACACTAACACTTCCAGTAATATTTAAATCACCAAAAACTGTAAAACTGTTTGAAGTCTGTAATCTATCCGCAGATACAGTACCAGCATTTAAATTAGACGCATTTTGATAAAAAGTCCCAGGTTGATCATTCAAATACTGAACATTTAAATTTGAAACTAATGTAGATGAAGCAACAGAAATTGGAGCAGTTCCATATACTATAGTAGAATCAAATCTAGATGCAGTTATAATACCAGAAGAATTAATATTAGTATTTGAAATATTGGCAATCGTACCAATACCAGTATAATTTAAATTAGTACCACTAAGATTGGTGATTGTGGCCGCTACACCAGTCAGGTTGGTTACAATACCTGAGGTTACATTAAGACTGGTAATTGTGACTGCTACACCAGTCAAGTTAGTTACAATACCCGATGTAACATTAAGATTTGTAATAGTACCTGCTACACCAGTAATATTAGTAATGATACCTGAGGTAACATTCAGATTCGTAATCGTACCTGCGATACCAGTTAAGTTGGTTACGATACCTGATATTACTGTAAGGTTCGTAATCGTACCCGCTATGCCAGTCAGGTTGGTTACAATACCTGATGTAGCATTCAGATTTGTTATAGTAACCGCTATGCCAGTTAGATTAGTTACGATACCTGAAGTAACATTAAGGTTGGTTATAGTACCAGCAATACCAGTTAAATTAGTTACAATACCAGAGGTAACATTGAGATTCGTAATCGTACCAGCAATACCAGTAATATTGGTAATGATACCAGAGGTAACGTTAAGACTGGTTATAGTACCCGCTACACCAGTAATATTGGTAATAATACCTGAGGTAACATTAAGATTAGTGATTGTTGCTGCTACACCAGTAATATTAGTAACTATTCCAGAAGTTGCATTGAAATTGGTTATAGTACCAATACCAGTATAATTTAAATTAGTACCACTAAGATTCGTAATAGTACCAGATACACCAGTAATATTGGTAATAATACCAGATGTAACATTGAGATTAGTAATTGTTGCTGCTACACCAGTCAGGTTGGTAATAATCCCCGATGTTACTGTAAGGTTAGTAATCGTACCAGCGATACCAGTCAGGTTAGTTACAATACCCGATGTGACATTAAGGTTGGTGATTGTTGCTGCTACACCAGTCAGGTTAGTTACAATACCTGAAGTAACATTAAGGTTGGTGATTGTTGCTGCTACACCAGTCAGGTTGGTAATAATCCCCGATGTTACTGTAAGGTTCGTAATCGTACCCGCTACACCAGTCAGGTTGGTTACAATACCTGAAGTAACATTAAGGTTGGTGATTGTTGCTGCTACACCAGTAATATTGGTAATAATACCTGATGTTACTGTAAGGTTAGTAATCGTACCAGCAATACCAGTCAGGTTAGTTACAATACCCGATGTAACATTAAGGTTCGTAATCGTACCCGCTACACCAGTCAGGTTGGTTACAATACCTGAAGTAACATTAAGGTTGGTGATTGTTGCTGCTACACCAGTAATATTGGTAATAATACCTGATGTAGCATTAAGGTTCGTAATCGTACCCGCTACACCAGTAATATTGGTTACAATACCTGAAGTAACATTAAGGTTCGTAATCGTACCAGCGATACCAGTCAGGTTGGTTACGATACCAGAGGTAACATTAAGGTTGGTTATAGTAGCTGCAATACCAGTTAAATTGGTTACAATACCAGAGGTAACATTAAGGTTGGTTATAGTACCAGCAACACCGGTAATATTGGTAATAATGCCTGATGTTACTTTAAGATTTACAATACTCCCAATACCAGTTATATTCCCATTTCTAGCAGTAAACTCATCAACTGTTAGATCATTGGAAATATATAAATCTCTACCAACGTATAAATCTCCACCAGTAGTCGTAATACCTCCAGAAGATGCAAGTGTAGTAACTCCGGTTATTTCAGTATCACCAATGACATATAATTTTCTCCCCCCAGCGTTTGTCGTTCCAATGCCAACTTTACCAGTTACTTCAATAACTGTCTTATTTTCGGTATAAGAACTAATACCTACTTTAAGATTTTGTTGTCTACCGCTGAGATATTGCGACATTTTGGAGTATTAGTTGAGTGTTTCTAGAATACTTGCAATGAATTTCATATTACTTCCATCACTTGCAGATAATACAAGTGTATCACCAGATTCAAGAACCAATTTCCCTGGCAAAAGATTTGAAGTATCATTACCAGAAATTGGAAAATCTTTTAAAATTTCAGTTGTTACAGCAATTCCAACAAAAGTTCTCTTATGAAAAAAAGAAATCGTATGCGTATTTGAGTCTACATTTGATGCCTGAGCCAGAAGAACAACGCCAGTATATCCAATTGGGGCAGTATAAATTCCAACTGGATTTATTGGTGCTACTTTTGTAATTGTCTTAAATACGTTAAGTGCTAATGCCATTTTTTACTAACCTCCGAGTGCAAGAATAAATGGTGTCATAGTAGAGAACAAACTCTTCGAATAAAATCTACCAGAAATAGTTCCAGTTTGTTGATTAATTGCAACACCTTCACCAATTCTAAAATTACCAGATTGATCAGTAGATGTAAAAACTACCAATCCACCATTTCTAGAATCAGTCTCATTATCTTGAATTGGAACTCCTCCCCTCAATGGAACAGCGCTTGCAATATCATTACCAGATCCAATATATTCAAAAGAATGCCCAGAAGCTAATACTCTACTTTGCTTGTAGAAAAGAACCTCAGTACCAACTCCTACAGAATAAGGAAGATTTTCATTTACGGTAATCGTAGTAATTCCAGAAGAAACTGGAGTAGATCTCAAAATGGAATAGTAAGTAGGCAATAATTCAATTGTTGCCGTTGCTGTATTTATTCCAATATTCGGGGAACTAATTGTTATTGTTGGAGATTTAGTATATCCTCTTCCATTTGATACAATTTCAAATCCAGTAACCGATCCACCACTAATTACTGCAACTGCTGTTGCCACTACTCCCCAAGAAGTATCTGGTTCCGAAATTGTTACTGTTGGGGTAGTAATATATCCAGTGCCACCAAATCCCACAGTTACTTTCCCAACAGTGGAATATAAATCCCCAAAATAAACTACTTGCCCATCAAATGGTCGGACTACATTTATTTTAGCAGTTCCAGTATTAGGAACATAAGTATGTGGTTGAGTTGCAATACCAACATTCATCGTGAATACAGTACTTGCCATTGAAACTGATGGAAGTCCAGTCAAACTTCCCTGACCAACAAATGTAGTCAGAATTCCAACAAGATTATCAATATTTGATTTAACATCAGAACAAGACAATGGATCCGTATTAGAACCAGTTAGAGGATCTATAGCAACAGTCAAGTCCTTCACATTTAACATATTGTTAATTGCAAGTTTAGAATAATCACGAACTGCATTAAATGCAGTAATTGATTCCACAGTTTCACCAACTAATCCATTAGAAATTGGAGTTCCCGAACTTGTAAAATATGACTTTGTTGCTGCAATAATACTTTTATTTGTATAGTTTTTAACATCAGAAGCAACGGCATCAACAATATAACCAAGATCTCTTTTACACTTAGATTCACCTGCCAAAAATGTTCCACGATTTATAGTAATATTATTGAGAATGTTTAGATTACCAGCACCAATTGCTTGAGTTGAAATACTAACAAGAGTATCAATTGAATCTCTTACATTTGTACAGGAATATGGATTTGTATTTGAGGTAGTTCCAATTCCTGGATTTGGATCTGCAGTGATTGTAAGATCCCTCACATTTAATTGGTTTGTAATCGCCTTCTTAGCATAATCACGAGCACTATTAAATGCATAGATCGATTGAGATTCTTCACCCAGAAGTGCGGTCGTAGCAGACCCAACACTAGTAAAGTATTGTTTAGTAAATCCAATTGTATAAGAATTTCCACCAGTAAACAAATCGGTAGAGATAGCATCCACAAAGTAACCAATATCTCTAGCACACTTATTTGTTGTAGAAATACCAAGATTTGTTGTGGGTAATGAAGTTGTATTTCCTATTCCAATTACAGTAGTGATGATACTAACCAGAGTATTAATACTATTCTGAACATCAGCACATGCATTCTCATTTCCAGATTGATCAACTGTAATTGTATTTCCAGTACCAACATAAGTTGACAATCCAGCACTAACTAAAAGATTCTTAGAATTCAATTGATTTGATACTGCTTTCTTAGCATAATCTCTTACAGCATTGAAGGCAGTGATTGATTCATTTGTTTCACCAACTAATCCATTAGAAATTGGATTACCAGAATTATCAAAATACTTTAATACAAATCCTTTTGCATAAGCATTACCACCAGTAAATACATCAGTTGCAAGGGCATCAATCAAGTATCCAATATCTCTAGCACATTTTGTTCCACCAGTGGTAAAACTACCGAGATTTGTTGTTGGTAATGAAGATGTATTTCCTGCACCAATTGTAGTAGTAACAATGCTTGTTAAAGTATCAATATTATCCTGCACATCAGAACAAGATAATGGACTTGTATTTGCAACTGGGAATGGACTTCCGGATCCTATTCTAGCAGGCCCAGTAGTAAGAGTTAAATCAGAATACCCAGCGCCAACAAGATTATTTGTTATTGCATTCTTCATTAAATTTCTTGCTTGTTCGAAGGCAAAAATTGATTCGACAGTTTCACCAACTAATCCATTTGAAATTGGATTTCCTGCACCATTAAAATATTGTAAAGTGAATTGTTTTACATAATTATTTCCACCAGTAAAGACATCGGCAGACACTGCATCAAGAAAAAATCCAATATCTCTTTTACACTTTACTTGAGTTGCAGAAATACTTGGATATGAATTATAAGTATTGGTCCAAGCAGTTCCAACAATCACATCTCGGTTTCTTTGAATTAAACGATACGCATCATAATATCTCGATCTACTATTTGTTTGAGAATCTCCAGGAAAATAAAAATCAGAATGAGCAATCGCAACTACAGCAAGTGATTTATCAATAATTTCTTGTTTATTGATTTGAATTAAACGAGAAGCATCATAATAACGATTTTGATTATAAGGAACAGGGTCCGTGGGAAATCTAAAGGATGATGGAAAACCAACAGCAATAGAAGCAAGTGATTTATCTACAATTTCTTGCTTATTTTGTTGAATTAAACGATAAGAGTCCTTATATCGATAAGAAACATCATTTACAGAATCTCCAGGAAAAACAAAATCTGGATGATTGATTGCAATTGCTGCAAGAGATTTATCAACGATTTCAGTTCTATTTGATGTGATTAAATTGCCTGCATCAATATATCTTCCAGGAGCAACCGATTTAATGTCAAAAACATATCCCTTTTGGCCACTTGGATAATATCTGATTCCTGGTTCATAGGGGCAAGTAAATCCAAGTCCAGCAATAGTTACTCCCATTCCAACAGAAAAGTTGTGAGGAACTGAAGTATATGCCTTCAGAATTCCAGTAACATTATTATAAGAAGCATTTGTAATATTTAAAGTTGGTGTTGATATATCTAATACGAATGTGTCCGCATTTGCATCAGCAGTAGTTGTAATAATTCCAATATATTTTAATGGACTTGTGCCATCAGCAACGAGACCATAAGTACCAAATGATGAGTTAGAGTTTGTAAGATCACATGCACCACCAGTTCCACAGTAAACTGCAATGTCATCACAAATTGTAAAGAGAGACACCAACTGGGCATAACCCTCATTGGTCATTGATGCACCAATACCACCCTGATTATATTGAGTATAAGAATCAAGAACCATTGACTTTAATGGACCCAATGCATGATCACCATTAACTTTTAATCCTATGCTTCCAGGAATAAAATTAGTACAGTTCTGAATATATGGAGATTGATCAATATATCTCTGATTATTTGGATTAAATGCTACAGCTGCACCACCATTAGATACCGATCCACTAGGAACAGTAAAGGACATTTCGGCAATATAGCATCCAGTACCAACATAAAATAAGTCCGAATTAATATTCTGGGGTTGAACTTCTACTTCTCTTAAACTATCCCCAACAATACTAACTTGATCTGGTAATTCAATTGGATTATTTTCTATATAACGTCCAGCACTAACTCTAATAACAGTTCCTGCGGAGGAAATTGAGACTGCTCCTTTAATGGTTGCTTTTGCGTCTCCGAGTTTGAGTCCTGTGTTTGCGTCGTTTCCGTCTCTTGTGACATAGATAACATTAGTAACTGTTGTGCCCGCACCAATACGAATAATATCTGTACCGATACCAGGACGCTCTCTCTTAGCAACCAGTTCACCGTCGTAAGTATTATATGCTAATTCAGCACTTAAGAGTTGATCTGGTGTAGGTCTTTTTCCAGGTACGACAGATCTTTTAATCCTGATGGGAGTTGACATTTATCGCATTCGGTATTTACCAAATCGACAGTATTTACTGCCTTTCATTTATTTATTCAAGTCGCATTATTGCGTCTTGGACGATAAGCATAAAGATTAGTAGGTGCCTCAGGTTTCATCCATTCTTCTATCTTATTAAATTTATCTTCATTATAAAAATCTTGCTGAACATACCATAACTTCCAATGATCATGCCCCTTCGACTGATTGCAAGAATGGCAACAAGCAACTACGTTTGTCTTAATATCAAGTCCACCTTTACACTGTGGAGTAATGTGATCTAGTGTGATATTTTCTTCAGAATCACAATAGGCGCACTTATTTTCCCATTGATCCTTTATATTTTTTCTCCACAATCGTTTTGCATCTGCTTTACTCGTTGTTTCCAAATTAAACAAGTAGTCCTTAAACGAATGTAGAGGAACCATAAGTATTTGCGACTTATAGTTATTTATTCTTTGTTACTATAACTTCCATAAGTTCTTTAAGTGTGATGTATATGTAGTGAAACTCATCATAGTAAGTGATATCAGAGTCTCTTTCGAGGAAATGTTTAATTTTGTTTATCATTTTTTTTCTTACAGGCGTCTCTCGCCCAAGCACGACTTAAACTATTTACATAAGAACAAGATCTGCCAGACTTTCCACAATATGGACATTTTTCATCTGGGGGATCTTTTAGGTATCCATCTGGAGTATAAGTCATCTTTTTCTTTTTAAAATTTTCAGATTGCTTATGCTTTCGGGGATTCATAGTGAAAATTAAGTATAATATACGGTAGAAATTGGTTTTTGAATAGTATTTTTCCCATCCAATACTTTACCAAATATCATAGAATAATCGCACAATTGATTTTCTAATGCCTCAGAAACTTTATTTTGTAAAAAATTTACCATTCTATTCCACCAGGCAATATTTTCATTTTGCATTTTTTGAAGTGTTTCAAAATCAAATTGTATATCTTGACATTTTTTTGTGGCTTCGCACCAACTTTCAGCATAAATCCATGGAGGTGTTTCTTCAAATTGATAAGTCCATTCAATTTCATTCATTGGACCAACAATTACCGGTATTGCACCAGCAATTGTTGCCTCATAATTTCTAAAGCAATCTAAAGAAAAATTTCCCCTTCCACAAGGAACAAAAATAGATTCCGAATATAGATCAAAAACTTCATTTCCAGGAATATATGCATTACAAATAGTAACATTCTTCCACATATTCCAAAACCAATTGATCATTTCTCTGCGATCATTTTTCAAAACTCCAACCCACGTCCAAGTATACTTCCTATCTACAATTGGTTTTATTCTTGTGGATCTATTATAAAATCCATTCACATATCCCAGTGGTATTATAGTTGTATTTTCAGTATATGAAGAGAGTTGAGATTCATGTCTGTGTTGTTTTAGAAATAAATTGCAAAAATTTCCTAGCAAATTATGAATTTCATTATGTTCCGCCCAACATTCATCTGCCAATTGAATAATAATTTTTGGTTTAAATTTAAGAACTGCTTTTTTAGTCTGTTCATATGATGGCGGAACTCCAAAATAACTTTGACGATTTGTATCAGTACAGTTATAAACAAAAACATCATAGGTTTTGTTGAATTGATCTTCTTGTCCGATTGAAATATATTCACAATTAATATCCTTATAATTTGCAAATATATCATCTACGATATACTCATGATTATTAATTGGAGAATCAACTCCATAAAAAAGAATTGATAAATTCAACATACTTATACTTTAAAAGGTTCTTGTTGTCCTTCTGGCAATTTTATTTGAGGCAATGGTCCGCCACCATTTCCGCCAGTTGAAATTGGAGGTTGCCAAGAACTACTAACAGCACCTTGCACTATCTCATTCGTAGGAAGTGCTTTCGGCATTTCTATATCAATCACTGGTCCCATCAAAAACTTATTTCTCGTGATTGTCCGATTGGTAGGGTCAAATGCAACCATTGCATGAGCATCTTGTTCGTCACCACAATCTAAAATTTTTCTACCAGTCCTAGTCTCAATGACAGAAAAGTAATCTTCGCTATTATACCTGTTCATGTTTTGAGGTCTTTTGATTATTATACTCCCTTTTCATCGGTCTGTAAAGGTTGGGCCAAGTATCGTGAATAATTTCTGCGAGTTTATATGGAGTGTGTGAGGATATCATAATAGGGACATTAGAAAGAGGAACACTCCGAATAACTGGAAGAGCAGGAGGATGAGGAGCATTTTTGTAAGTATTTAACTGCATTGCTTAATGTACTTATATTATCACCAACCAATCCTAACATTCTATTACAATTACTACAAAGTAATCCACGAACTTGTCCAGTCTTATGGTCGTGGTCTACATAAAGACTATTACTATCCTTTCTACCATTAGTATTTGGATTAAAACAAATAGCACATACTTCGTTTTGTTCTTGGAGGATATTTTCATACTGCTCCAATCCAAAATCTTTACCATAGGTATACTTCAACATATAGTCCTTCTTCTCACTATAAGAAGGTCTCTTATCTTTATAAGTTTCACTATAACAACTCTTACATCTCTTATGTCCTTTGTAGTAATCGGATATTTGTTTTTCTACACTACACTTATTACAGATAATATGCGTTTTACTGGACCAGTTTTCGGCATAAGTTTTTTCCTCACACCTCAAACACCTCCTACGACCTTCTCTAAAATCAGAAGTAGGAAGTTCTTTGGTGCAAGTTCTACAAATCTTAGTGGTTCTCATTATGGTGTTTAATCTTTTAACTATTTATAAAATATTAAACTCCATTATACCATAAAAAAAGAGACCTCG